CTCAAGACGCACGTCGGTTTAGAATTCCAGAGAGGTGGTGCGGCCGAGATACGCCGAACTCAATTGTTATCCATATGAAATTTATAGATAAATTTTTTCATATCGGAACTCAGGACTACGTTTGGGACTACGGCGCGAGAATAGAAGTGATCGTGAGCGACAGCGTGTGAGTTACCAATATGAAGCATAATATCCGCGCGCGTGTAAGAGAACAAGGTTTAAAATCTCTGGGGTGCTTGGGAATTGGTAATATTGGTAATCATCAAAAAAACAGGTCTTAAGTTATTGAAAATATTCAAAAATATAGATTACCCTAAAAGGTAACATAATGGTAATTCAATTACCTTTTAGATGGTAATATTTTGAAAAAATATTCATCATAAAAAACAAAGGCTTATGAGCACGTTACCTTTTAGGTTACCCCAATGTTACCTTTTAGGGTAATCTTAAAATACTAACAATATCAATAACTTAAGCTTGTGCTTTATGGGGTAGTTACTGAGATTACCTATTTCCCATGGTCAAAACTAAATTCAGGCCATTTATCCCATCACCCGCGAGCACATAGAAATTTTGTGTTCTGCATAGATTTGGAAATTTGAAGAACTAAAACGGGCAATAAAATGAGCCGATTTAAGCCGCGTACAGCGCTTTTATGCATAAATCGGGCGAATGCTCATATAATTTTCAAACACTTACCCATCCCTCAAATATACGCCGCAGAATTAAATCTATGCAGAAAAACCGCCGCATTTTTAGAGCGCAGGCGGGAGGGGAGAGCGCGCGCTGAGGGCTTTCGCGCTTGAATGCTGTCTGACTGGCCTCTATGGTGTAGCATGGTGAAAAAATCAGAATGGAAGCGGGAAACGAAGTCTTACCTAAGTGCGTTAGGGGATTCTCATAAGCGTCTGTCTGACACCACAATCCGCCCAATGGGTGAAACCTTAGCCGACATAACTAATCTCGCATTGGCGCCGCTGATTATGCTCGGGGCTTTGGCAACACCGTTCGAAGATGATTAGGCATAAAAAAGCCCCGCACAAGGCGGGGCTTCAAACGATTGATTGTTTGGTTGGCTTAGATGACTACAGCCGCCCCTCGGACATATGGCGCTCTTGAGAACCGGAATGACTTAGGCGCGCGTTGACTTGGAATATTTGTTTTGACCAGTTCATAATCATAAGTCTCATTTTTGAAGAGCTTGAAAACGGGAGTTGGTTCAACAAAGGCATCAATTGCATAAATTGAAAACGTCATAGGCATTCGCCCAATCCCAGCCGGGTTGTCGTGAATGGCATCGGCAGTAATTGTTCGATCATCATAATTTTCATTGGATGCGCTTGCAGTTGTAGCAAAGCTCATGAGTGTTAGGGCGGACGCGGCAAGCGCTAGATATTTCATCTTCATTGTATTTTCCTCAATAGGTTGGTTTAGTTGCAATGCTTAAAAAGTGTGCATTACGGTAATGAAGTCAAATTTATTTGGTTCGGTCAAAATACGGGGCATAAAAAAGCCCCGCACATGGCGAGGCTTCGAAACCATTTTCCTGATGTCAGGAAGATGGTGGACTGATGGGCGTGTCAGGCGGGTGTGACTTGCCGTCATAGAACTCAACGCCGCCAATCACATCACGCATGGCCTCATTCAGGTTCCGTCCGTCCTTGTGGACAATCCCAAGCAAGCGCCCGAATTTACCGCTCGCATCTTGGACCGTCTCCATGACAACCCAAACAGGCTCTTTTAGTTCATGGTATTTGACCTTGCGCGGGAAGTCAGCGGGATCCAATCCAAGGAACTCAATCAGCGCGTCCCGTTGGTCATAGCCAACCTGAACATCATCGGAGTCAATCCCTTTGGATTTGCTGCGCTTAATCTCTTGGCAGTTGATTCCGTAAAGCCGGATAATCTCGCCATCTTTCCAAACGCTGTCGTACATATCGAGGTCGCCCACGATTGTATCTCCATCATAAATCGCCTTTATTAAAAAGCCATAGCGATAGGCTGGCTGTATTACAGGGTTACTCACTGTCAATCTCCTTTTCAAAGTCGAAGGGTTTAAATTTGATGATTTCTTGGCCAAGCCATGTGTTGATCTCTTTCATCCGTTCTTGGATGGGGCGGATTTCGTTTTTCTCGAAGATGGTCTGAGCGTCAGCCGCACTGCCAAAGCCGCCCGTATTGGACGGGACAATGCCCATGAGCTGCGGCGGGACGCGGTGCGCCGCTAGGACATCATCACGCGATATATTTTTGATATTGGAGAATTGGTCTTTGGCCTGCGCTTCTGACAGATGGATAACCTGCAGGCCGTCTTTCTTGCCATTGGGCGCGTACATGAAGAGAGATTTGAAATTGCCCGGTCCTTTGGACTTCTGAATTTCTTTCTCAAGGTGTTCAATATCCTCTTCATTGAAAGTATCATCAGTCAGATACATGATGTAACCGGCATGAGCTCCGTTCTCATAATATTTACGGCGAAAGATTGTGGCGCTTTCATTGAGCCAAACAGAATTAAGCGCGGCGAGATAATCCGGCACACCATAAATTTCTTGGTTCACATCAGGTTCCATCAGATGAAACACAGCGTCCTTTTTAAAGGGGTGCATGGTGTCATCAGATTTGATGAAACCAAAATGGCCTTTCTTATGCTTGCGCATGAATTTAGCAGGCGCAGGCTTAAGCTCTAAAAGGCTTCCCAATTTGTTTTTGCGGTGCTCAAGATAGCTATTTCCGAAAACTAAATAATCTTGAACAAAGCGTGTGAACTCGCTGCGCGATAAAAACGGACTGTCGATGAAATTGGAAACAATCAGATTTCGTTTAACCTTAAGCGCGCTTGAATGATGGACACTGGATTTGAGCGTGTCAGCCAAGCCCTGCATTGGCACAGGCAAATCATAATAGTTATCAAAGGACGGCGTCAGGAATCCGATGATGTTGCCCTTTTTCATCGCGGGCTCAGGGTCACCAAAGGCAAATGAGTGAATGCGTTTGGATTCATCCGTCAATTTTGATTTGGGTGTTTCTGTTTTTACTTTGGCCATGACATCCGTCCTTTTTTGGAGCCGCCAAGTTCATCAACGCTCTCAAGCGTTAATTCATCCAAGGCATTGAAGAGAGCCCACGCGATATCGGCGTGACCTGTATCGCCGGAGCGTCCGGCTGAATAAGTGATGTGGCGAGAATTTGCCGTTTGTGAGCGGTGAATGGCGAGCAGGCTTGCAACCATGTCAGACCATCCCGCGTCCCATTTGATGCGGCGGTTTTGAATGAGATGTTGCGCCTTGATGACAAGCCGCGTTTTGGATTCGACGCTGTAAATAATTTTCTTTGTGCGCGGAAAGAACTTTTTAACCAGCTCATAAACACCAAGACCCATCCCTGACGCATCAATATTGATTGAGCCAACATTGTATTTTTTCGTGAGCGCCTTGATACGTTTGGCTTGTTCATCAAAGCTGATATTGTTCCAGCTCAGTTTTTCAATGATGCGGAACATGCCGCCCGGTTGTGATGGCGGGAGAACAACAACCAAGCTGGCATTGTCGATTGAGCGGGACGGGTCATAGCCAATCCAAACGGGCCTGTCTCCAACCGGCCGCTTACTGAATGGCTTGAAATCCGTCCATGCTGACCAACTATCAATCATGCAGCTTTGCAGTTCCTTGAGACTGAATATTGAAGCCGCCGCATCAATAAATTCGCACATCAACAGGTTTTTATATTCTTGTGTCGAATATTCTTTTTTCAGCGTCTCAATATCAAATAAGTCACAGCCGCCCGCCGCGGCATCTTCAACCGTCACCATTTGTCGCCATTGTCCATCAGGACAGACAAGGCCGTCTTTCAAATCTTTATGTGAAAGCTTGAACTTTTTCTTTTGGGCCTTGGGCAAGCCTTTATTGAATAGCTTGCCAGACCAGAACGGATGCGCGTCATGATCGAGGGTTGACGGTGTTGAAAAGTATGTCTGACGCCATTTCTTGTGCATGGCCATGCCCGATGCGACTTTGCGCAAGACTTGGAATTTATGCACCCAAAAATATTCATCAAAATAAAGATGGCCATGATAGCTTTGCGCTGTGCGCGAATTGGTTCCAAGGAAATAGAGCGTTGCCCCATTCCATAATTTTATTGGGTCACCTTTAAGCTCAACGCCCGTTACCTCTTTGATGAAATCAATAATATATCCCTTGAAAACATGCGCCTGAGCTTTGGACGCGGATAGGAATATTTGATTGTCACCCGTTCTGATGGCGTCCATGATGGCTTCGCGCGCGAAATACCATGTGGCCCCGATTTGGCGGGATTTGAGAATATTGCGTATGCGGTGTTTAAGCGCCTTTTGCCAAATTTTCTGATATCCAAACAAACCCTCTTCAAAGGCGGTTTCAAGCTTTTCAATATCCTCTTCGGACAGATAGTTTTTCTTGCCTTTGGACTTCCCGCGTTCTTTTAATTTTGGATTGATGTCTGATGGCGTTCCTGACGTTTGAAACTTTTCAATGCGGGCTGTGCGTTCTAATAATTTACCGAGACTATCAATTTCCTTGAAATCTCTGTCAGACTTTTCGGGCTTGGCAATCAGTTGGCACAAGCGCGAATGTGTTGTGGTGTTGACCCGTTTTGCGACACTGGCTTTGTCCCATTCATCACGGCGTTTCCAACTATCAACCGTCTGATATTTTAAGTTTAATTCCTTAGAAATTTCAGTGACAGTGAAGCCAAGCCAATAAAGGCGCGCGGCCTCTTGGCGGGCGGATATAGTGCTGACTGTCATGCCCGCACATTATGGGTGACACTATAAAGGTGAGCGTGGTTTCAGTTCGTTATCACCCATAACGGACTTAATGCACTTGGTTAAAATGACTATTCTGGGTTTTGTGCACCCATGACAAAATCGAACCTCATTTCAAAGTTTTTTACCATTGGCACATCTGGCCCAACTGTTGATGGCCGTGAAATTGATGCAAGTGATATTGATGATATGGCGGCAACCTATGACGCTGACCTCTACACTGCCTTGATTAATCTTGAGCACTTCAACTTTATATTCCCGGGCTTTTCTCTTGGGAAGGTTGTCGCCCTAAAATCTGTGGATGCAGGTAACGGGAAACGTAAGTTACAGGCTCAAATTGAGCCAACCGCCTCTCTCTTGAGCATGAATGAGCAAAAGCAAAAGCTTTTCACATCTATGGAAATCGCAAAAAACTTTGCAAAAACGGGCAAGGCTTACTTGATGGGCCTTGCTGTTACTGATCGCCCTGCGTCAGTTGGTGTTGAGGCTTTATGTTTTTCAGCCCAAAATAACGGTCCCGCTGATGACCGTTTTAAAACGAACCTATTTACCTCAAATTTTGAAACGGAGAATTTCGCCATGGCCGATGATAAGGACAAGCCGTCAGACACAAAGCCTGCACCAAAGCCAGAAGGTGATGACGCGCCAAAGCAAACCTTTGCTCAGAAGTTTGCCGATATTATCAAGCCCGCCCAGAAAACCAATGATGACAATTTTTCTGTCCTACAGGAAACCTCGCTTACCTTGGCTCAAAAATTCACTGAGCTTGAGGATAAGTTTTCTAAGCTCGAAGACAGTAATGCGGCGCTTGTAAAAACGAACGAAGATCAACAGGCCGAAATCACCAAGCTAACATCTGCGCTCGAAAACACGCCCGAAGGCAGTGATACCCGCCCCCCTGCAACCGGTGAGAACGAAAACCAGACGGACTGCTAAACTTTAGCGTCTGTCTATATTAATTTTAAAAAGGAACTTCTCCCATGGTCGATAAACCACAAACAGTTGAACAGCAAATTGCCGCCTATCGTGCTCGCGTTATGGAATTAAACGGCGCTGACCCATCAAGCGACACAAAGTTTAATGTTCAGCCGGCTGTTGAGCAAAAGCTTGAGCAAGCCATTGTTGAAAAAGCTGATTTCCTGAAACAAATTAATGTTGTTGGTGTCCGTCACCTTGAAGGCGAAAAAGTTGCCGTTGGCGCAAATGGCACAATCGCCCGCCGCACAAACACAGATGACAATGACCGCCAAACCAAGTCAGTTGTGAGCTTGGATGATGGTCGCTATCGTTGCGAGAAAACAGAATTTGATACGCATTTGAAGTGGTCAACGCTTGATGCTTGGTCAAGTCAGCCAAACTTCCAAAAGCTTGTAAATGGCGCGGTGACGACACAAATCGCGCGTGACCGTTTGATGATCGGATTCAACGGCGAAGAGGCGGCGGCTGAAACCAACCCTGCTGAAAACTCATTGCTTGAAGATGTCAATATTGGTTGGTTGAAGCATATCCAAACATCGAAAGCCGATGCTGCGCTTAACGGCGTATCAATCGGTGATGGCGGCGACTTCAAGACAATTGACGGCGCTGTTTATGCAGCGCGTCATGAGCTTATCGAGCCTTGGCACCGTAATGACACATCACTTGTCGCAATCATGGGCAGTGGCCTTTTGGTTGATAAGAACGTGGCTGCGATTGAATCCAACGAAGCGCCTACTGAGCGTTCAGCCTTGCAGACTTTGATGGCCAGCAATCTTATCGGAACACTGCGCCCACATCTTGTGCCGTTTTTCCCGTCTGATGCCATCTTGATTACAAGCCTGAAAAACTTGTCCATCTATTATCAGCGTGGCTCACGCCGCCGCTATGTCAAACCAAACCCGAAGCGGGACCGTTTGGAAGATTATCAATCTGTCAACGAATCCTATGTGGTTGAAGATTTTGACAAGGCCGCGCTAATCACCGGCATTAACATCTTGGCCGCTGCGCCTGCCGAATAAGGCAGGCCATTCGCCCACGTTAATTCTCAGGAGATAATTTCATGAATGTATTCCGTCAACATAGAGAGCGCACATTGGCAGAGTCCGCGGCGCGCAAGTCCGCAGACCAGGCAACAAGCGAAGGCTCTGCCCACGGGAATATTTATGAAAAGATGTTTGCACAGCTTAACGCTCATAAAATTGAGCTTAAGGCTATCAAAAGCGTGAAAACAAAAGGCGTCCGTAAGGGCGAATTTCTTGATGATTATGCGGCTTATGTTGAAGGTATTCTAGCCGCCAATGAGCCCGTCCAAGATGATGTTGTTATGACAATCTTTGTTTGGGCGCTTGATGCGGAAAATATTGAACTTGCCCTGAGCATTGCTGAATGGGCTTTGGCATATGACATTGCACCCCCGCCTGACTTCAAACGCTCTGTTGCCTCAATCCTCGCAGAGGAAATGGCTGAACTGGCTCTGTCGGATATTGAAATTATTTCTGAATATTCTGATTATCTTGAAACCGTTTCTGAAATGGTTGCCGAGAAAGACATGGCGGATCCTGTCCGCGCGAAATTGCTTAAGGCCATTGGTTACGCCAAGCGTGATGATGCCCCCGAAGAGGCTTTGTCTCTTTTGAAAGAGGCCATTGAACTTCACCCTAAAATTGGCGTGAAGCGCGACATCGAAACAATCGAGCGTCAGTTTAAAAACGCCGCTGACGCCAAGGCCAAAGAAGAGGCTGCAGCTCAAGCTAAGGCTGACAAAGAAGCCAAAGCCGCTGCTGACGCGAAAGCCAAGGCAGAGCAAGATGCCGCTGACGCCAAGGCCAAAGAAACACCCCCTGTCTCACCAGCCCCCGTCCTCGCTACGGAAACAAATGTGACTGAGTCCAATCAAGTCACAATTGAATCCGATAGCGAGGCGGACGGTGACGTTGAGGATGCAGCTGCAAATGCTGCGCAAGAAGATGAGTCAGAATAGCGTCACAATAATTCCGCATGGCGGTAGTGATGATGAAGATGATAATTTTGGCGGAACACCTTTCTATCCTGATTTCTCTTTAAGCGCTTTTCGTGATGCGATGCGGGTTGATACGACAATCCCGAATGGCCGCGTGAAAAATGCTGTGATCGATGCAGCCCTTAAAACGCTGCATGATTTATCCCCTCTCAGAGACACCCATTCAGCTTTTGACACCCTTGCAGATGTTCCCGCTGACGAAATGGACGGCGTTTCTGTGCTTGTGCATCGCTATCGCAGCGCTGTTTACAATGAAGCCAAGGCCTCACTGACAGAAAAATATCGGGACTTTGACAGTACACAATCCGGCCATGAAGAGGCTGACAAGCTCGAAATGACCATTGAAGATTATCGCCGTGTCGCGCGTGAAAACATCAGGGCCATGCTTGGCAAGCCCCGCGCCACAATCAGGATTCTATAATGGGAACGCTTGTGACGCAAAAAGGCCAAACGCTGGATGACATTGTCTATCATGTTTATGGTGACCGTCCGCAAATGCTCGCTCCTCTTACAGAGGCCAATACGCATGTATTGGAGCTTGGCGTTCATTTCCCTGCTGGAATTACCATCAATTTACCGCCTGTTTTAGAGACGCCTAAAACAGTCAAAACCGTCAATTTATGGGACTGATTTAATGATTAAAGAAAATCACATATCTCCATTCTTATCAGCCAGTACATGGACAGGCGCGGTTGCAAGTGGTGTAGGCGCTATAACTCTCGCGGAATGGCTTGCTATCGGCGGCTTTTTGGTCGCGCTTGCGGGGTTTTTTGTCAACCTTTGGCACAAACGTAAAATGGTTCGGGTGGCTCGCGAAAGACTTAAGCTCGAATTTCCAGAAGCGGAACATTCAAAATCATGAGACATCGAAAGGAAATATCATGCTTAGACGTATCTTCAACAACCCTCTCTCTGCCCTTATTGTGGCAATCATTTTGTTTATTACTATGTGGTTTGTATCACTCTTTCCGAGTGATTATAAGCTTGGCCTTTTCTTACAATTCACAGGGACGGCGGCGTTTATGGTCGCGCTCATGCTGTGCCTTATCTGGCTTGTTTGGCGCATTCGGACGGTTTACGCCAATGTCAAAGGGACCCCTGATAACATCTCCCCTGACAGCAAAGCGAAAATGGCGAGCTTCACTTATCTCTCTGTTGCTATTGTTATGCTGGCCGCTGCAATCCTTTGCGTCGGCTAGTATAGGGATTGAATTACCTTCGCGATTTAAAGCCTGCGCAGTCCATCAAGCGGATATAGAAAAAGCGGTCAAGCGCCGTTTCCCAAAGGACTTTCAATATCCTGCCGTATGGCGCGCGCAGCTTTATCAGGAAAGCCTCTGTGACCCCTCTGCCAGCTCCCATGCCGGAGCGGGCGGGATTGCCCAATTCATGCGCGGAACGCAACGCGAAGTTGGCAATCGCCTTGGCATTGATTTTGACCGCTATAATGCGCGCCAAGCAATTGATGCTGGCGCGTATTATCAAAATCGGGTGACGCATATATTCAGGCGGCGAAACAGAACGCCTGCGCAGGCCTATGAGCTTGGCGCAGCGTCTTATAATTCGGGCCTTGGTAATGTTCTCAAATCTCAACGGCTCTGTGACAATGCCCGTCTTTGGGACGATATTGCACCTTGTCAGAATAAAGTGACAGGCAGTCATGCGGCTGAGACAATTACCTATGTCCGCCGCATTAAACGCTGGACCAATGAAGCCGAAGATGCGCGGCCTTGGAACGTTCCTGATGGGTGGCGTAAAGAGGTTACAGTCCTGCGCCGCCAATCTTTATATGATGCCGTCCCTGTCCGCCGTTGGTTCACAGGCCAATCATGGTGCACATATTTTCCGATATGGGGCGGATGGGCCACGGCGGGACATTGTATTGATGAAACCCGCGCCGCCGGCACACCGCCGCCATTCTTAGACGGCCTAGAGGTTAAACACGCGCCCTTTGTGATTGATGCGGCGCTTATTGGCGTAAGTTTTCCAACGGACAGGCCTGCACTTATGATCGAGGATGAATCCATAGAAAGCATTGGTTTTCCCGCGGGGGCAGACACACTGACATATCGTAGTGGACGCTCTTATATCAAACGTAATGATGGCGGTGAGAATTACAGGCATGGCGGCTTTATTGTCGTTTTAGAAACAGGCCCGCGCCCAACCTTTGAACGTGAGCCCGTTGTTGGCGGTCAATCAGGCTCTCCCGGATTAAATGCCAAGGGCGCGCCCGTTTGCATTGTGGTCAACCAAAACGGCCTGACAGATTTGACGGGTGACGGACGCCCCGACAATTCATTTGATTGCGTTGCTCTCAGTGATGTTTGGGAGCTTTTAAAATGATAGTCTCGGGGTTAAAATCTCTATCGTTTTTATTCAAACCCAAATCGTTGATGGTGATTGGCGCCATCATTGCTACGATACTAATAGGGATGAAAATAAATAGCGCGATTAAGGATTATGGATCCACGCAATATGCGGCCGGAAAGCTCGCTTGCGAAAACGCCGTAAAAGCGAAGGCCGCAAAGAGCAAGTCTAAGATTGATGCTAATAAAGCCGCCGCTGATATCGAAGCGGCGAAGACTGAAACAATTTATGTCGACGTTGTCCGCGAAGTTGCTGTGACAGATGCGGTTTTAATCGCTGAGAACGGCGCCCTGCGAGATACCTTGAAACGCCTGAAAATGGAGAATGATAATGCGCCTGTTGATGACTCTCTCTGCGCTCGCACTGCTATCCCTGATGACAGCCTGCGCGTCCACACAGAAATTGACCGTCTCTTACGAAGCGATTGAGATTCCAAGTGAGCTCAAGCCAATTGACCCCGTTAGTGACAAGACGAAGAGGGAGCCGGAAGAACCGGTCATTCCAGAGGGTGGCACATATGGCGCGTCTGACGCCCGCGCAAAGGCGTTTGGGTTATGGGCGATAGAGTTGCGCAAATGGGGCCGCGGGCTTGTGACGGCTATCGAAAAACGTGAAAAGGCGCAAGAAATCATCATCACCCGTCAGCGCGAAGAGCGCGCCGCCGCCCTTGCGAGACTTTTAAACCTTCAAGCAGAAGAAGAATAAATAGTGGCACAAAAAAGCTGTAAGTATCTTAGTGTCGAGGGCGAGGCACCTTCATGTGACATAACGGGCCGTGCTGATATTGTTAGATATGCTTGCAACTATCCTGTTGGAGAATTGAAGCTACCAATAAGCTTTAAGAGAGCTTTAGTTAGAAAATCAGATTGCAATTTATGTAAATGTTTTACTGAGGGAATAGATTAATGCAAGCTCTTGCTGCCCTGCGCAAATATCTCATGGAGAACAAAGCCCTCAAGCTCGATGCGGCTGATTTAAAGACCTTTGTTGAAAACGGAACGGTTTACACGGTTCCAGGCGATTCCATAAATGGCGGCAAAGACGCAAATAAAGATTTTAGGCTGCAATATGATGGCGTGGTCTTTGTGGATAATGTGTCTTTGGACTCGCGTTATCTTTGCTGGCTTATCGGAGAGTGGATGAATAAAAACCAGCCAGAGCATACGCTTCAAGATATAAGTTTTGAAGCTGATATTCTCAGTCACAGTGAAGTGGTTTATGAGTTCAGGCTGAAAATGACAGAGGATGTTAAGGTTCGTGAAGATGACAAAGGCACAACGCTTACATCTTGCTTTGGAACGCATGATTGCCCGATTTTAGGGGTTATGATCGCAGATGAAACAAGCCCCGCGCCAGACTTAAACCCTAATGCCAGATAGTCTTGAGGATATTGAGGGATGGATAAAAGACACGCTTGAAAGTCTGTCACCTCAAAAACGCGCCAAGGCGTTGCGCCGGATTGGTGTCCATCTTCGCAAGAGTACGCAGGGGCGTATAACGCGGCAAGTTGGGCCTGATGGCACAAAATGGGCCGCGCGCAGAAGCGGCAAACGCACAAAGATGATGAAAGGATTGCGTTTGGGGCGTAATCTAAAAGTGCGGTCATCCTCTCAGCATGTCAGCCTTGGTTGGTCTGGCAAGACAGGCGGCATTGCGCGGGTGCATCATTATGGATTACGTGACCGCGTCTCGAAAAAGGGCGTCCGCGTAAAATATCAATCCCGCGAGCTTTTGGGTCTATCGGGCGATGATGTGGATGCCGTGAGCGAAATTGTTGAGGATTTGGTGAGTGGTGATTAGGTCAATTATATTATAATTTCACCTGTGGCGAGATTGGTTAAGCTTTCAACCCTATCAACGCGAAATGTTCTTATGTCTTGGCGGCTATCACAGAAGGCAATTATATACTCATTCCCGTTGTTTTGCTCTAATTCGTGAAATGTAATCGCGCGGCGTGATCTGTTGCCATCAGCATCACGGTAGATCAATTCAAAGGGGTCACCATATTCGACTTTACTTCCATAGATAAAATCATCAGATTTGTAATTGATAGTTGGAGTTGTCGTTTCATCTTTCTTTTTTTCAGCAATTTTATTCAATCGCTTTTCTTCAAATTCACGATTTAGTTTTTGTTGTAGGCTTTCATTTTTGGGCGGCTTGGTCTGACGTTTGCTTTCGGGGTTTTTATTGCCTTCTATTTTATCAATTTCGGATTGGGGTAAAATTGCTTTGCCGATGACTATGACAATAGTGGTGATGACGGCGTTACCCAGAAAATCCCAGAACCCGTCTGTAAAGAGTGAGACAAGGGTTGTTAGAATAAAAAACAGCCCCAGAGCATAAACAGCCCAACCCACATATTTGCGCAATGTATTCATTACACAATAGTCAGGCGCAAAAACACCTGATGCAAGTTTATTTTGACATTTCTTTGTCTAAACCTAAACGCACAAGGCGGCGAATGGCCTCTGAGCGGGATGGTAAATCATCTTGTTCTTTTCGCCATGCGTCAATCGCATCTCTTTCAGATGGAGATATTACCATTTGAAGACGGATAGATTTTAATTCTTTTTTGCTCATATCAGAACATACCATGAATACACAACTTACACAATAATTTATTGACACTTTAATTATGTTGTGTAAGTTAAGCGTATCAAGCCCCGCAAGTGCTAGAACACTTACGAGGCTCTAACCATAACCGCTGCTGAAGGAGCGATATATGACTACGTCATTAGATAAGGATAAATCCGCCCAATCTCAAGAGATGGTTGAGGTGCCAAGGGGTTTATTAAAAGACCTTCTTTCCAAGATGAAGCGCTCCAAACATCAACGCATTAAATTACAAAATGATTTGGTTGATATTTTAGAGCAAGTGAAGGTCGTACATCAAATCACGGTCAATGATGACACGGGTCATTCGCCTTATGAGGATGATCCGCGTGATGCCCTTTTTAGCGCTGTGTCATTCCTGCGCGAGAAAACCCATCAATTTCAACAGTCCCATGATATCTATAAAATCACGGTGCCAGAGGCGTTATGGCATAATCTATAAATCGCCAATTGGTTCGTTATTGGCGATATAGAACGCAATTCATTATAAAGACAGGGCATATCCCACTTAATTGATTGGGATATGGAAGCCCGTCAATTTCACAACCTTATTGTCATTGGGACAATCGATACACTGTCCGATGACGGTTTGTCTGCGCAAATTCGCATTGGCGATATCGTGACGGATATGCGTCCGCTTCCCGCGACATATGGCCAGAATTTCACAGCCAATCGCCCCACACTTGATACAGCGCAAGTTCTCCTTGTCTGCCCGTCTGGCAATCTTGAAAATTCTATTGTTGTTGGTTTTATCTGGTCAAATGCCATTCAGCCTTACACGACTGAGCGCCATATTGACGGCTTTAAATTCAAGGACGGAACACAAATTGAATATGACAGCGAAGCCCAAGAGCTTCGCGTTAAAACGGTAGGCAAGCTTAGTGTTGAAGCCGCTAAGACAATTGAAATTAAGGCCGGCGAGAACATTAAGGTCACATCAGGCGGGACTTTAACGCTCGCTGCACAAGCCATAAATATTGAAGGCCCTGTTACGCAAACAGGCGGTGATATGACCTCTGACGGTATTTCCGCCCAAAAGCACATTCACACGGAAACCAGCAAGAAAACGAAGGCCCCACAATGAGTGCCGTAATTCGTGACATAACAGGTATGTGCGAGACAACAGGCGCGTTGATTAGCGGCGTGGCACATGTGAGACAGTCACTTTCTCGCATTGTTTTAACACGCCTTGGAACAAAGGTTCAGCGCCGTAACTTTGGTGCAAATATTCTGCCGCTTGTCTCGGCCCCCGGCAATGATGCAACGCGGGTCAAAACTATTGCAATTCTCGCCAAGGCCATTTTGACATTTGAACCACGCGTTAAGCTATCACACATTTTATTTAATATTGATTTTGATGGCCGCGGCGTGATCGAGATTAACTGTAGCTATAATGGCCAAGCCATTAATCAACAAGTTCCTGTTCTGGCAAGTGCATCATGAGCACGTCACCCTTTTCCCAAATAGATTTGTCTAAATTGCCTGCGCCCGAAGCTCTGATAGAAATGAGCTTTGATGACATTCTTGAAGAATTGAGCGCTCAATTCAAGACGGACAATCCTGAATTGGCCGATAGCCTTAATTTTGAAAGTGAGCCGATATCCGCCCTTAATCAAGCATGGGTTTATCGCGAGCAACAATTACGGGCCTATTGGAATACGCTGTTCAAGCAAACATTCTTGGCCTTCGCCACAGGTAACACTCTCGATCAACATGCAGCCCTAATTCCATTGACGCGGAATGAAGGCGAAAAGGATGCCGAGTTTAAGGCGCGCATTCAGTTAGCCCCCGAAGCTTTCTCAACGGCAGGGCCAGCAGGCGCTTATGTTTTTCACGCTAAGGCGGCCAGCCCTGATGTGATTGATGTCTATGTTCCCGAAGTGACCGAAGAGACAGCGGGGCATGTTGATGTTTATGTTTTGACGGCTGACGGCGCAGATATAGCCGCAATTATTTCATCTATTGAAGCCAATCTGTCTGATGACAAGAGGCCTCTGAATGACTTTGTAACCGTTCGGCCTGCAGTGCGCGTGGATTATGAAATTGATGCCGTCTTATCCATCAATGAAGGCCCTGATAGCGCGGTAGTTATTGCCGCCGCCAAAGAGAGCGCGCAGGCTTATATCAATTCTCGCTTGAAATTTGGGAAAGCTATTTACCGCACAGCTCTTGGTGCGGCGCTTATCGTTCCGGGTGTAGAAAATGCGGAGCTGAATGAGCCCATAGAAGACATCATTATTGCGCCTAATGCCGCCGCTCGCCTGACATCAATTTCAGTGACGGAGGCAAATAATGCTTAAAACCGTCCTACCTCCAAATGCAACGGCTCTTGAGGTCGCGCTTGATACAAACAATGCCAGGCGCTTTGAAGGGCTGATGACTGCAACAAGCGAGTCCTCAAAAACATGGTCTGCAGCTGATTGCCCTGCGCCGCTTTTGCCATTCCTTGCCTGGGCTTTATCTGTGGACACATGGAATACTGATTGGTCTGAAAAGGTTAAACGCCAAGTGATTGCATCTGCTGTGTTTGTGCATCGCCACAAAGGGACGCGCGCGGGTATTGATATGGCTCTGAAGTCTTTAGATTTAGGGGTTAGCATATCGGAGTGGTTTGAACATAATGGCGCCCCATATACATTTCAGATTGATGTCATAACGCAACACGGTCTTTCTAAGTCAGATATTGATATTATTCATCAATCTGTGCGCAACACGAAAAACGCGAGATCATGGCTTTCACGCTTACGCATTCATCTGTGTGCAAAAACTAAGATTAATCAAAGCTGCGCGGCAGTTTATGGGCGGACAATCAGATTGCCCGTTTATGTGCCTGCAGTGCCTGCGCAAACGCTCACGCCGCGGCCAAGCTTTACCATGTCCTCGCATCGCCGGATTACAATAGGAGCGCCTGCATGAGCGATTATTCTGCAATAATGACGGATATAGGCCGCCAAAAACAGATTGAGTTGTTTGCGCAAGGCAAGACACTCACATTGGCTCACATCGCTTTCGGTGATGGCAATAGCAATGCCAATCCATTAAAGACAGCGCTTGCAAGGGAGCGTTACCGCTCGCCCGTTAATGACATTGTTCCCCAAGCCAGCGACCCATTTACATTTTTGGTAAAAGGCCACGTTCCCGGTCCTATCGGCGGGTTTAGCATTTCCGAAGTTGGCGTCTTTGATGAAGATAATACGCTTATTTATCTCGCCAAATATAAACCGACTTACAAGCCAACAAGCGATGATGGCGCAACCGAAGACATGATTTTTGAATTGTATGTCACATTAATTTCGGCTGCCGATGCAACCATTCAAGTTGACCCCAATGTTGCTATGGCCAGCCGTTATTGGGTCGAGACACGGCTTGAGCCCGTCATATTTTCCACGGCCCTCGCCCATCTTGACAATATGAGTCAGCAAATAACGCTCAATAATATTTTGAAAGGCAATCAATAATGTCAGCTACACCCCAACAAGTATTAGATGCGGTAATCAAACTTCGTGCAGACCATGGAGATATAATTACTGAAACAGAAGCCGCCAAGAAAACCGCAAATGCAGCGGCTCAATCTGCTACAGATAGAGTAGATGATTTGATTGAGGACTCTTATCTTCGTTTATCTTCTGGCACTCCATTAGCGTTTAATGATTATAATACACTGTTTGATGCAGAAACAATGCTCAATGATGGTGACATTGCTCCCTCTGAAACCGACCCAACGATGACTGATTGGATAGGGCTTGGTGGAACAGGCGGTTATATGTCTATGAACGAAACCAAAAATGCTATCATCCAATTTTTACAAACTTATTCCGTCCCGCTTGGTCATTTTGAAGACGAAAGATATGCTTTAAATTGGTCCCGCACCCAAATCCAATTTGTTGTCGCGCCTTATAAAGCGACTTCTGACGAAATTAACGAAGCTATTGTCGCCAACAATATAGAATTATCCGACGCGGGTGTTTGGGCTTCATTTGCTCGCCGCTTTATTGCGCCAACCGTAAAGATTGATAATCACATCGCCGCACATGGAGTGCTGTTTTATAGATTTTACAATCAGTCAATGGTGGAAGATCAGCCGCCTCAAGGCTTACTCACCGTAGAAAGCTTCGCGCGCTTCAACATCAAATCAGCCGAATATTTATAGGAGCCTACTATGTCAGCCGATAATAACCCACTAATTTCAGAAGGCGACTTCCAGCAAGAAAACCTTCTGGCCGCTCGCACCTTATTGCGCCAAAAAATTGAAACCGAAGTTGGCGATCAAGCGAGTATTTTAGGCACAACCGCCGATGTAACGCAGCTAAATGCGGCGGCAATCTTGGCCTTAATTATCGCGATTAAGAGCAACACAAGTTACGCTGGTTTTCGTTCTCAATTCACGCAAACCATTGAAGCGCTTGTCCCAGCCGATGGCGGTGATGATGTTTACACTCAAGCGGCTAATTTCTTGTCAGCCATTCAAGGCGGCGACGTTATTCTAACGGCCGCGCTTAAGGGCTTCCCGCAGGTGCTTAAAGAAATGGGCGCGCGCTCAACGGGTGCAGCTAAGGTTCTTAGGGCGGCGCAGCAATCCGAGAGCGGCTAAATGTCTAGTTTCATCCGCGCCTCATTATTTATGCCGATTGTCACTGGTCCAAACTCTGGCAGCTGGTTGTCTGGTCAATCTTATCGCGCTTTCGAACGTGACGATAACACAGGCCCATCAATAGACATCGGTTTGCGCGATGAAAGTAATGGGGCGGATATCCCGCCCGCTTGGGCTGTGTTCATAATGTTCACCCTAATATCTCGCCTACTGTTTGATTGGCAAGATGCAGCTATGATTGGCTTGAGTGTTGCGGCTTTAGTCGCGTGGCTTCTGCCAAGGGTACATGCTGAATATATTGCCGCCGTTTTTGTGCATGATATTGGCCTGAGAAAATTTAGACACATATTTTCAAGATGGCGCGTGGACAAAGTGTTTCTGAAATATTTGCGCCTTACGCGCTGGCCACTCTCTGCGCGGCCATCAAACTACAAATCCTTAATCGTATGGGTGCTGCGCGATATTCCACACTGGTTCTGGCGTCTTGTCAGGCCTTTCCTAATTTTCGGCGGGGTTTGCATATGGGGAATCCTCAAAGAGCGCCGCAATTATTTCCGCCCAACATCCAACCCCAATTTTAAGTCAACAGAGTCACAAGGAGTTTCCACATGACACAACATCACCACGGCGTCAGCGTCATTGAGATAAATGAAGGCACACGGCCCATTCGGACCATTGCCACAGCGGTTATTGGCTTAGTGGCCACAGCGTCAGACGCGGATAATGATTATTTCCCACTTAATACCCTGACACTTGTAACGGATATCGACACAGCCATTGGCCATGCCGGTGAAGATGGAACTTTGGCGCTCGCGCTTGAAGCTATAGCCGCCCAGGTCAAGCCGATTGTGATTGTCTCGCGTATTGAAGAAGGCGCAGACGAAGACGAAACCAAGGCCAATGTTATCGGAGACTATGTTGACGGAAAATATACGGGGATTAAAGCACTTGAAGCCGCCAAAACCCGCTTTGGCTTTGCCCCTCGCATCATTGGCGCTCCGGGCTTTGAATCCAATACAGTTACAGCGCAGCTTGTGACAACCGCTCAGGCCGTGCGCGGCTTTGCCTATGCTCAAGCGCCCGTAAGCACAAAAGAAGAGGCTGTTGCCCTGCGCGGCAATTACGGCGCGCGTGAGCTGATGCTGTTGTGGCCAGATGTCATGTCAGGCGAAACGAGCTTGCTGACAGCCGCCTATGCCATGGGCCTTCGCGCCAAGGTTGATGCTGAAACAGGTTGGCATAAAACGCTATCCAATGTGCCTATCAACGGCGTAACGGGCATTTCACATGATGTGACATGGGATTTGCAAAATCCTAATACAGATGCAGGTGTGCTCAACGCCGCCGAAGTGACAACGATCATCAATGAAAACGGCTTTCGTTTTTGGGGTGACCGCACGACATCAGGTGACCCGCTCTTTGCGTTTGAAAACTATACGCGCACGGCTCAAATCATTCGCGACTCCATTGCAGAGGAACACCTTTGGGCGATTGATAAGGGTATTACGAAGACAACAGCCCGCGATATTGTCGAAGGCGTAAACCGTAAATTCCGTGATTGGGTGGCCAATGGCTATCTCTTGGGCGGTAGCGCGTGGATCCGCGCAGATGCCAATGGCGTTGATGTTATTAAAGACGGCAAATTGGTCATTGATTACGATTACACGCCAATCCCGCCGCTCGAAAATCTTCAATTCCGTCAGCGTATTACGGATTCCTATATCGCTGACCTCGTCGCGGCAATCGCCACTTAATTTTGCTACCACAAAACGCTGATTTTGTGACAGCGGTTAATTTTTAAGGAGAACTCACATGTTACCTAAGACCATAAAAAACGCCAATGTCTTTTTTGAAGGCGATAGCTGGGCGGGGCGCTTTGACGAAGTGACCTTTGGCAAGCTTACTCGCAAGAAGGAAAAATATCGAGGCGGAGGCATGGGCGCAGAGGTTGATATTGACCTTGGCTATGAAATGCCTGAGCCAGAAATAACGCTCAAAGAACACGTTCCCGCCCTTATTAAAGCTTGGGGCGAATGTGCGGCTGATGGCGTCCTTTTGCGCATCTTAGCTGGCGCAAATAGTGACGGCCCAAACTGCCCGCACGATACAATTGAACTTGTTATGCGATGCCGTCCTAAAGAAATTGATTTTGGCTCTTATAAGGGCGGTAGTTTGACGGATATAAAAACACCATTTTGCACCACATATTTCAAATATGTCTTGAACGGTGAAACTCTTGTTGAGCTTGACCCTATCAACATGATTGAGATTGTTGGTGGCGTTGACCGTACAGCCAAGCTTCGCGAGGCGATTGGCGTTTAGCGCCAATCCTCCCCCCTTTTTAATTCAAAACTCAAAAATATGAAAAGTGACGATTATGAAACCTATCAAGCTTAAAAAACCACTCAAGCGCGGTGATAAAGAAATTTCAGAAGTAACAATTCGCGAACCCAAAGGCGGAGAGTTACGCGGTGTTTCCTTGGGTGAATTTACTGAACTCAATGTTGATGTTATCCTGAAGGTTCTCCCTCGCGTCTCAACACCATCACTGACAGAGGAAGAAGGCGAAGCACTTCACCTTATGGACCTAATGTCTATAGGATTTGCCATGATGGGGACTAATGATGGTGGCACGTTGGGAAACGGCACTACCCCGAAACCATAGAGCGGGGTTGGTTTGATATTAATCTTATATTGGGCGGGGCGTGGCCTCCGTCCGAATTGGAGTCCATGTCATATCGAGACTTTCTAAAGTGGTACAATTTAGCTCTCGAAACGCACAAAGAGCGCGAGAAAGCAAATAGACAATAAGTTTGTAAGGCGCAGTCATGCCGCAAAATAAAGATTTCAATTATAATTTGCGCTTCGCAGGGGTGGATAAATTATCCTCTATGATGGGGGATATCCGCAAGGCCATTGGTAAATCGAGTAAAGAGCTAAGAGATTCACGGAAAACCGAAAAGAAATATGCTGAATATGCGGGCGCATTAAAAAAATCTCGTGAAATTCGTAGAGAGTTTAAAGAGGCGCGCGAGAAAACAGCGGCTTTGCGGACTGAAATAAAAAATACTGAAAAACCCACAAAACAGATGGCGCTTGAGTTCAAACGGGCGAGCGCGCGGGTCAAGGCACTTAGAAATCAAAAAGCTAAAAGCCTGGACACTTTGCATAAAATGCGGCGGGATATGAAAGATGCTGGATTAGCCACTAAAGGGTGGAGTAAGGCGCAACAATCCCTCAAGAAAGATATTAAGGGTGTCACTGATAATCTTGAAAAACAGCGACAATCCTTAAACAAGGTTGGTGACCAGTATAAGAAAATTGCAGCTGCGAAAGACAAATATCAACAGTCCATGCAAACCTCTGCCAATCTGAGCATTGTTGGCGCGGCCGGAGTGGCCGTAGGAACTAGAACCTTGCGCGGCACATTCAGCATGGTTGAAACTATCCGTCCGATTGAGCAAGCCATTGGCGAAATGCAATCCTTGGGGTTTGAGAATTTAAAAGTTCTCCGCGCTCAGGCCAAGCGCACAGATGAGCAGCTTGCTTATACCACAGAGGCCAGTTTCATCAGAGCCGCCTATAACGTCCAATCCAGTATGAGCGGCTTAAGTGATGAAGGTGTGGCGCATCTAACGCATAATGCTCTTGTTGCGGCGCGGGCAACGCGGGCCAGTGCCGATCAGATGACCTCTATGATGGGCACAGCCTACGGAGTCTTTCGTAATAATTATAAAAACCTCTCTGATGAGGAATGGAGTGGTAAGTTCACATCGGGTTTATCAGCCGCGGTGAAAGCCGCGAAAACTGACGGTGCTAAAATGCAACAAGCTCTTGAAAGCGCGGGACAGGGCGCAGCTTTGCTTGGCTCAAACATGACTGAAGAATTTGCGGTTTTGGCTGCACTGCAAAAGACCATGAAAGCGGGCGAGGCTGGAACAGCCCGTAAAAATTTCGTCACAAACGCCGCTAAAGCTCAAGCGGCTTTTTCGGAATCCGGTAGAAATATTCAAATCCTAGATGAAGATGGAATGCTAAAGAGCACGAAATCAATCATGGATTCATTTCGCGCCGAATTTGGTAAAGAATTAGATGGTTTTGAAATGGCTGACATTAAAAAAGCCATGGGAAATGATGAGGCGGTAAAATTCATTCAAGCTTTTTACGACAGCAAAACTGATTTCAATGCAACATATTCAGAGATTGCATCGGCCATGAGTGAGGGTAAAGCTTACACCAAGCGCATGGCGGCAGCTATGGATAACAATGCTGATGCCGAGTTGCAGCAAGCCATGGAACAATGGGCAGCAATGAAGGTTGAGATTGGCTATGCCTTTTTACCTGTTCTGAAAACCCTGACGCCGATGTTTAAAAAGGTCACTAAATTTGTATCAGAATTTTCTCAAAAACATAAGGTATTAATCGGAATTGTTGGGGCTGGATTGGTTACCTTTAGTGCATTGGCCGCTGTTATGGGAGCAATAACAATCGTTATTGGTGCAATGCTCGGGCCATTTGCGATGTTGAGGTATACGAAAACTTTATTGGGCGTGAAAACGCTGAACTTGACCCGTAGAACTTCACGGCTTGGCGCAGCTTACACATGGATGCGAACCAAGGCCATCACGCCACTTATTCTTCGCCTAGGCGTTTTAAGGGCGGCGTTTATGGCCAAGGCCCAAACAACCATTCCCGCTGCATGGGCGGCAACTCGCGCATATGGGAAGGCTTTAATTTGGAAGGCTAAAACTGCGATTCCTATGGCTATTGCAGGTATTAGGGCTATGGGCCTTGCATTGCTCGCAAATCCTATTGGATTGGCTATAGCGGCAATTGCTGTTGGTGCGTTTGTTTTGATTAAATATTGGAAGCCCATCAAGGCCTTCTTTGGGAAAATATGGCAAGGTTTTAAAGTCCTGTTCGCGTGGTCGCCCGCTGGACTACTAATGCGCGGCTTTGGTGTGGCGTTTAAATGGCTGAAAAACATTTTCACTAGCCCAAAAGACAGCGCCAATAAAACATGGAACTTCTTTAAAACACTCTTTGCGTGGTCACCTGTCGGAATCATGATGAAGGGCTGGAAGGTTTTACCAAATCTGTTTTCCGGTATCTTTGGAAAACTGAAAGACATTACGGGCGCAGCTATGGATAAAGTCCGAGGCTTTATGGATGGCGCCATGGAGAAGTGGAAAGCGTTTAAAGCTTTATTCAGCTTCAAGAAGATCAAAGACAAAATCCCCGAAATAGCCACGACAGTCAAAGCAGGTGCCGCCACAACAGCCGTCGCCCTCTCACCTGCGCCCGCATTAGCTCAATTATCACCTGGACCAAATATCAGTGACAGCCCTTTATATGCCCCTGCGCCGTCCGCAGTGAATGAAGGCGACACAATTATTCATGTTCACGCCGCTGCAGGTATGGATGAAAAGGCCCTTGCACGGCTTGTGGCCGCTGAAATGGCCAAATTAAACCGCCTGAAAAAACGCAGAACGAATAGCGCGCTTTCTGATATTGAGGATTAATCATGTTAATGAGCTTAGGGGAATTTGTTTTTGAGCGCGGAACGCTGGCGCCCAATGAGATCAATAAGTCTCTGACGGCTAATTTGCCGAAACAGAATAGATATGCGGGCCGCCCCGCCGTGCAATTTGCAGGGATTACAGGCGAAACAATCTCTATGCCTGGCATTCTTTATCCGGGCTCAAAAATCACAGGCACAGCGCGGGATTTGTTAGAGCTTGAAGCTATGATGGTGACAGGTGATGATTATGTTCTTGCGGGGGGGGATGGGTATATAAATGGCCTGTTCAAAATATCATCCATCACTACGAAGCTTACATTGCTCGATAAAGACGGGCGCGCCCAAAAAATTGAATTTGATGTGGCCTTAGAGCGTACAGATGATGATCGCGTGGAAAGAATTGAAACTTAATGGCCGCTATTTGGAAAATAGAATTTGACGGCAAGGATATCACAGAAACGCTTGCGCCGCATTTTATATCACTCTCGCTCTCTGACGAGCGCGGGATTACCTCTGATGATTTCAGTTTCACGCTTGAGGACATCACCAGTGATTTGGAGCTTCCCGCCGCAGGGCGTAAAATCAAATTCTGGCTTGGGGATGATAAAACAGGGCTGATATTCAAAGGCTTGTTTATCATAGATGAGCTGGAATCAAGCGGGCCGCCTGACATTATCGAAATTAGAACAAATGCGGCTGACTTCACCAAAGGGCTTAAGGTCAAAAAAGAGGCGTTTTTTACAGAGACGACGATTGGCGAAATCGCGGACACAATAGCGGGATATCACAATTTAAAACTTGCCGTGTCGCCTGAATTGGAAGCGCGCGCTATCGATCACCTTACGCAGACCAATGAGAGTGACTTAAATTTACTCAAGCGCCTTGCCAAAGATAACGGCGCTTATTTCGACGTGAAAAATGAAACCCTGATATTTTCGCTTGAGGCCATCACCAAAACGACAACAGGTCTGCAAATTCCAACATTCGAGCTTGACCGCTCTGAAACTGAAACTCACAGATTTTCAGAGAAAGCGAGAAAACACCAATTTACAGGCGCAAAAGCGGCGTGGAACGATACTGAAAATTCAGTGAAAAAATGGGAGCTCATAGGTACAGATGACAAGGTGAAGGCCTTGAGCGGGGTTTATCCCAATGAAACTAAAGCGCGAGATGCGGCGCAGGGGGAATTTGACCGTCTGCAGCGCGGGGAATTGTCCATGTCAATCACTCTATCGCGCCCTGCGCCGGCACTGATACCTGAAACGCCCGTAAGCCTCTCAGGGTTTAAACCTATCATCGCTAATGCTTCATGGGTGATAAAGTCAGTCAGGCATGTTTTGAGCGATCAAGGTTTACGCACAGATTTCGATATGGAAACACAACTTCCTGCATAAAGTCCGTTGACTCTTTGTTAATGTTCTCTTTATGTTCTAAAGGAATTTAATCCTAAAAATAAGGTGTGATGTGGAATATGGCGACACAATAACAGAGGCGGGACGTGTCCTTTTGATTATGAAGGCCCGCCAGCAAACGCGGCTAAGTTTTCAATATCTCTATAATCTTACCTATGCCATGGGACGGCAAGCAATGACAGATACCCTTAATAATGTCATCAGACTGAAGTGTAATCCGCGCTCTAGCTGTAAATATCATCAACGGAAAACCCAAAGGCCTCTGACAGGCGCATAGCGCTCATGGGCGGGATTAGCTTTTCACCCGCCTCAAATGCCTCGATCATGGCCGTGTCAGGTTTTTTACCTTTGAATATTCGCGCCTCTTTCGCAAAATCGGCAAGGCTCTTGCCAAGGCTAAGACGCAAGAACTTTAAATTCTTTGCCGCTTTCATGCGCAAAAGCCGCTCTTCATCGCGCTCTTCATCGACCATATTGGACTCAGCAAACGGGTCATAGTCGCCATCAATAACATAGCCCGCACCGTCTATTAGCGCTTGATAAGGCACGTCCAATGCACGGGTCCATGCCAAGAATGTCATCAAACTGACGCTTTGTTTTCGCCCGTTCATAAAGTCTTTCAGAGAATTATTGCTCAGTCCTGCGCCGCGTGACACCGCCGCCATGCTCATATTTCTCAGAGATAACAGCAATCTTATGCGCCGCCGCAGCTCTTCGGCAAAGAGTTCATTATCAAAATCCATAGCATTGCCCCTTAATAGGTGTTTTATCTATTGACGGGTGAAATAACACCCGATATGTGTAACAGCATGACAACACGCAAAACATTACTTGAACGTATCAATCACTATCTGAGTGCAACAGGGAAAAGTCCCACAAAGCTTTGCAGTGAAGCCGGTGTGGATCACCACGTTATTTCAAAACTGAAAAACGGCGAGTCCATTACGCTTCGCTCTATAGAGCGATTGGAGGACATACTGGCGCTCTGCCAATTGGCTGATGGGAAAACGGCTTAATGCTCCGTTTCCGTCACTCATATGTGGTTCTGGTTAAGGCGATAATTTCATTGCCTATCCTTTCTCTGTTAGCCCGTAGAGGGATAACCAGAACCACAGATATAATAAAGGGGAAAAACCCCCCTAATTTCCCCTTTTCCCCCGTTAGGTTCGGAGGCGCTCATGCGTAGCTCTGCCCTGACAGTTCATTTATCAGCCGTCACTCAAGCTCTTATAGAGGCTTGTGGCGGGTTTGTCGCCGCCGCGCTTGAGTGCGATATTTCAAAATCACAATTGCAACGCGCCGCAGACCCCAATCATTCCTACACCCTCAAAGCGTCAACGATTTGGCACCTTGAACAGGCCTGCGGACAGCCCATTGTGAGCCGTGCTCTATTTAATATGAACGCCGTAAAATCTGTATCAGATTCCTGTCCTCTTTATCTCGGCATTGATTTTGCTGACAGCGCCACAGATTTGACCGTGGCAATATCTGCGGCCCTGAGAGACGGAAAAATCAGCGTATTTGAACACCGCGACCTCACAGGGCGCACAACCGATATTCAAAGTCAACTATCAGAGCTTGGGCAGGCCTTTCAGCCCCATCTCGCCGCCCCTTTACCCAAAAAAACTGAACTGAAAGCCCTATCATGACAGATGGTCAAGCCGCGCCTGCCAAGAAGAAAAAAAGCACATTCAAATGTCCTGATTGCGGCTCACCCTGTCCTGTCACATCAACGAAAAACCTGACGGCGACCGTCAAGGAATTTTACGTGTGCTGTTCAAATGATGCGTGTGGTGGGCGGTATGTATTTGCCAGTGAGCCCGTGCGCGTTCTGGTTCCAAGCCAAACACCAAACAAACTAATCAATTTACCTCTGTCGCGCATCGCGGCGCAAAAACCATCAGTGGCTTAAGCGCCAGCCCGACACATCAAGGAGAAATTTAGCGACAGGTCACTAACACATTCATTCAAACCATAACGCTGGAGAGATTTTCATGGTTTATTTACTCGCCCTAATTGTCATTTATTTGTGCATCAGTTTGGCTGATGGACTTCGATATTTAATCAATAACAGTTCGCAAGATGCGCCTGTCCTTCAATTATTCATCGCATTTACTTGGGGCCTCATGTGTCCATTTCGTGCCGCTGCGTTCCTCTACAATTCTTATGCAAAAGAAAGGGCTGCACATGCTGAATGAAGCTCAAACCCAAACCAAGTCGATAATATTAAAAGCCCTCATTGCCGCGCGGCATGGTGACATCACTTTGTCGCTTAAGGTTCCATGCGAAACCACGCTTGGCGGCCTGCATATCGCCTGTCTGCGCGCCATTAACGCCCAAGCGCCAGAACATTCAGGAAAGCCAATCGTAAGCCTTAAATATGAAGTGGGGGCCAATACATGAGCAAGGCAACCCCCATTCTTTATTCACCTGCCATGGTTCGCGCGCTGATTGATGGTTTTAAAACCCAAACACGGCGTTTGGCGACATCACCACTCGCAAAAGCTGAGATTGGCGATGTCCTTTATGTCCGTGAATGTTTCCGCGCACCAAAGTTTCTCGATCATATTGCGCCGCGAAATTTTTCCTCTGATATTCCGATTTATTTTGAGGCCGATGTTTACGACAAAGCATTTCGGCAAAGCCTTGGGCGTTTGCGTCCTGCCATGCACATGCCTAAAATATTTAGCCGTGTTTGCCTGACGGTTACAGACAAGCGATTTGAGCGTGTCAATGACATCACCAAAGAGGACGCCAAAGCCGAAGGATTGCGCCCCATCAGCAAAGACGGCGAAACCTTTCAATATGGCATTCCTGATTTTGACGGTTATCCGGGAACGGACAATATTGGTTGGCCATGGACTGAGTGGAACGAAGATCCACGCCAAGCCTTCGCTTATCTTTGGGACACGCTTCACGGCAATAACAAAGACGAAGCCTGGACAGACAATCCCGAGATTGTTGCCCTGACATTCACCCCTCACTTTCAAAACTTTGAACAAAGAGAGGCTGCGTAATGGCTAATCAAAGACTTTTGGAAATTCAGGTTGCAGCGTTAGAACGGTTGTTAAAACTATCCGACCCTGATGATCTATTAAAAGCCTTTATGTGGAGTGATGAGTCTCCCTCTTACGACTTTTGGGTAAGAACACATCATTCCCTCACATATGGCAACGCGCTAACGGCATTGGAAGTTCAAAATATCAAGCCAATATTGGCTAGAAAAACAGCTCAACTTTCGGCCCTCACTGAGGGAGCGCAATAATGTCCTTTGAACCAAGCACACCCAAAGAAGGCGAACCCTCATTTACGCTAATGGCGCGAGACCCCGAAGCACCTCATTTGCTCAGAGCATGGGCATACCGCCGTTGTGGTCAACATGCCTTAGCGCAGCAAGAAGCCGCCAAAGCCGAAGCCCTTACAATGCGTTCGGAGCCTCAACAATCCGGTGACCCTCAAATCATCTCAGCTTTTCGGATTGCCGATGAAATGGAGCGCTATTTTCGCGACCATATCGTGAATAGCGGGGGCAAAAAATGATACACGCTATATTCAGAGATTTTGCGCAGCCAGAAATATTAAAATCAATTGAGCAGGGTTTTGAAATGCCATTGCGTGATGGCTATGCCGATGAACAAGATTTTCTAGCCGCTTTCATTTTCCACGACGATACTGAGCAGGGCAATATATTAGGCGGCGTTATAATGCTCAACACGCCCTTTGGCGTTCCTCTATTGTCAAAAATATGGGTGCACCCTGACTATCGCGGTCAAGGGATTGCAAAGTCTCTTTGGAATCACGTTGAAAAACGTTTTCCGCAATTTTTCTGGCGGTCATTGGCAGATAATCCCGTTGTTCCTTTTTACAAAAAGAAGGCAACAGGCGGCTTTATTCAATACGGTCATCGCTACGTCTATTTCAAAGGCTTATGGCCACAGCATGAGGCGGGAAGCCCGTTACCTGCAGTCACATGGGCATATGAATTGCCCTTCGATTTCGTCCGCGAAGAGATGCAGGCGGCGTAATGGGAAAGCGCTCAGACTTTAAACGCATGAAAGGTGACTTTTACGTCACGCCGCCCAAAGCGGTATTGCCTCTATTGCCACATCTTCCATCAGGCGCGTTTTTTGCTGAAACATGTGCAGGAAATGGGGCGCTGATTGATGCCTTGGAATCTCATGGTTTTAAGTGTGTTTATGCTGCATGCAGATGCAGATGCAGATGCAGATGCAGATGCAGATGCAGATGCAGAGTTTTATATCACGAACCCGCCATGGACGCGCAAGGTACTTCATAAAATAATTAATAAGCTATCAACCCAAAAGCCGACATGGTTATTGTTTGACTCCGATTGGGCTCACACAAAACAAGCCATTCCCTACAAAAAATATTGCCGCAAAATTGTTTCTGTTGGCCGCGTCTCATGGATGGGAAATGGCGTCAACGGTAAAGACAACGCCTCTTGGTATCTCTTCGACCAAACACAGCAACATATACCGCGTCATCAAGGCACTGAATTTGTGTGGAGAGCCGCATAATGGTGATCTTCAAAGAATTTACTCGGCGAGAAACCAAGGCGCGCAAAGAGCATATCTGTGCGGAGTGTAAAACACCGATTGAAAAGGGCTCAGTTTACATTCGTAATGGCCAACAATTAGGCCGCGAATTTACCTCTGTCGCGCGGCATAGCGATTGTTTGATAGTCGCGGACAGATTTTCAGGCATGTTGATGACGCGTCAGGGTTTTCGGATGTTCCTTGCCGCAGGCATATCTCAAAACCCGAATATCTGGCCCACTATCCGTGACAGCATATGTGATGAATTTCCACAAGTCATAGAGCGCATGGCGAAAGCGGGGGCGCTATGAGCCACGCCAATAGTTTTAATAATACAATATCTCGCAGCATTGAATTTGCGCGCCGCGCGCGCGGCGTCATGATCGAGAAAGGCCTGAACACGGCGCGCCGCACATGCCCTTGGTGCAACGCCAAAGGCGGCTTGGAAATCCATCACAACGAAAATTTCAATCCTGATTTCACCATCATATGCACGGCCACGCCAAATTGCATGGTTTACAAAGAGAGAAAGATAACGCCAAAATGAGTAAGCATGACAAAATAAATCATCCGGCGCATTATAATCAGGGCGCAATAGAACCCATTGATTACATTGAAGCCAATAACCTGAATTTCTGTGAAGGCAACGTGGTCAAATATGTCACGCGCTACCGTCACAAAAACGGGGTTGAGGACTTAAAAAAAGCCAAGTGGTATTTAGAGCGCCTGATTGCCGATGCAGGCCCGAAGGACGCTGCGGGTAATCCCATTTCATTCACAGACAACCAAATAGCCAAAACGCGGGCTTAAGCGCGCCAATCAACTCGCTGGAGAGAAACTATGAAAAACGAACTACAAAAGGGAAAAGCGTCACACTTTAGTGATGTTGTTGAAAATTTAGGCCTTCTTTATGAAATTAGAGATTTGGCCACTGATAGCCGTGAAAAAACGGCTATTACCCAGTTAATTTACAACGAATTTAAACGTGTAGGAATTGACGTAAATTCAATCCAAATTGAGGAGGTTGCAAATGCATAATCCTCCTACAATTTTAGCCAACCCATTCTCTTATTTCGACACACAAGTGCGAACAGCCATCGGGAGCGATAGCCAGATTTGGTTTTGCGCGAAAGATATATGCCATGTGCTTGGCCTTAAAAATACATCTAAATCAGTAGAAGGTTTAGACAATGAAGAGCGAGACACCATAACTAGTAGTGATGGTGTCGGAAGAAAAAAGGACATGATTTTTGTGTCTGAGTCTGGTCTATATGCTCTAATATTCAACTCACGAAAGCCAGAAGCTAAGAACTTTCGAAAATGGGTCACATCAGAAGTTCTGCCTGCAATTCGCAAAAGTGGAAGCTATGGGGCATTATCGGCCAAAGACCACATTGCAGGGACTAGATTGATAACCAGTCTCTTGCAGGAGCTTAAAAAAACCAAAGATCTATTTGCAAGAGAGTTAATCCTTAAGAGGCTTTTTCACGCTTGCAATATGCTTGGGGAAACTCTGCCTGATATATCGAATATTGGGAAAGATTACAGACAACACCCGCTCCCCTTCCAGGACGCAGGATAAAACCTGTGAGCGCGGTTGGCACATATCCTCAATCTATTGGGCGTTTTTTCACCCGCTTTTTATTGACCGCACAACAAAATGGACGTAAGCAGGAATCAGCAAGCGGCAAAATCCGTTTGTCGGGACTCTTCACTCCCATTGTTTCAAGGCGTCCAACCGCCAAAAAACCTTTGTGCGGTTTTTTTATGGGTCGGACGTTAAGGGCTGCGCAAGCAGGTCGTTTCCTTGATGCGATAGTGAAGAACCCTTTTCGTCTGGCCCGCCAAATCTTCACTTGGCGAACCAGACTTGACATTAATCAAGGAGGTTCGGCCATGACCGAATTGCGTAAGACTGCGCGTCAGAAAAAGATGTCAGCCATCGTTTTAGAAAACGAACTGTCAGACATTTTCGACCTAATCAAAATCACCCATCAAATCGCCGTCAATAAAGACAATGAAATGTCGCCTTATGACGATGACCCTGACAGAGCGCTATTCGCCTCTGTGTCATTCTTGCGCGAGAAAACCGCAGCCTTTGAAGCCCTTTATTATGGCCCATCAGAGGGGAAGTCATAATGGTTGCGATGACATCAGGCGAGCGCATGAAAATTGTGAAATTTCACGATCAAGGCTGGTCTGCAGCTGAGATTGCTTCGCGCCTCAACCGCAAGCGGCGGGACGGTTATTTAAAAGACAAAAATCTATCTGATTTGACTGCACAAAGTGTGTCCGATTGGCTTGGTTTTTTTAAAGGGAGCCAAGCATCGGCATGAGAACTGATATATTAGAAGATATCAAAAAACGCCTCGTTTCTGAATTTAAGTTCAAAGCAAAGGGTGAATGGCTGCAACAGGGCAAGTGTCCATCATGTTCTGCCAAAGAGCTTTTCACCCATAGCGAAACGCCTTGGGTGATTAAATGCGGGCGCCTAAATAAATGCGGATATGAGCGCCACGCCAAAGACCTCTATCCTGAATTATTTGAGAACTTCAACAAACGATATACGCCAACAATGGAAAATCCCAATGCGACGGCTGATGCCTATATGGAAATCGCGCGCGGGTTAAATCCGGCAAAGCTTAAGGGTTGGTATCGTCAGGAAAAATTCTGGCACCCAAAAGGCGATAAAGGCACGGCGACGGTGCGTTTCGATATTGACCGCGAGGCCGATATTTACATGGAACGCTTAGTCGAACCCGTAACAATAAAAAATGAAGATGGATCACACACACTTCGCAAAATGAACTTCAGAGGCAAACATGGCGGGTTGTGGTGGCAACCGCCTGGCATGGTGTTTAAACCCAATGATACCGTGTGGCTTGTCGAAGGCTGCATGGACGCTATTGCCTTGAATATGAACGGCGTGAAAGCCGTGGCAACTCTATCCGCAGGTAATTATCCGAAAATCAAACTCGAAGAGCATAAAGACAAAAATATCACATGGATTTTTGCGCTCGATAATGACTCCATCGGCAAACGTAAGACAAAACAATATGTGAAAAAAACGCTTGAAGCAGAAATGAAGGCGAGCGCCGCACAAATTCCAACAACCAAATCTGACGCAAAGATTGATTGGAATGACCTTCACATTGACCGCAAATTAGAGACTGAGAATATCAAGGACTATCTCTATTATGGCGATGTCCTGATTGCGCGCTCTGCATGGGAAAAGGCCATGTTAATTTGGGGCTACACCAACAAAAACTCGTTTTGCATGTCATTCAATAGCAAGCTTTATTGGTTCAATGCGGATATTGATAAGCTCACGAAAGCCATGGAAGAGATTTCAGCGGCCTATCCCGACCTGAACGAAGATGAACTTCGTGAGAAAGCGATTAAGCAAGCGGGTGCGATAAAGCAGATTTGTAATTGTTATCCTGATTTTCTTTATTACCTAACCCACAAGGCCACAAATGAGAGTTGGTATTATTGCCGGATAGCCTTTCCAAATGGCAGGCCTTCAATCAAAACGACGTTTACTGGGGCTCAAATTTCATCATCATCTGATTTTAAAAAACGGTTGCTTTCTGCAACGCCTGGCGGGCTTTACACAGGCGGCGGCCCGCAGCTGAACTGGATTATTGAAAATGACCTCAATAATATCAAGCAAGTCGATACAATTGATTTTGTCGGATACTCCAAAGAGCACGGCGCTTACATCTATAATGATTTTGCCGTCAAAGATGGGAAATACATTCAGGCAAATTCAGAAGACTATATTGAAATTGATAAGCTCTCTGTAAAGACATTGAGCCAAAGCTTTAAGTTCGAAATAGGGAAGTCACATCAATATGATGCGAATTGGCCTGAGCTCGTTTATAAGGCTTTTGACACTAAAGGCCTTGTGGCTCTCACATTCTGGTTTGGCTCTCTCTTCGCAGAGCAAATTCGCGCAGCACAAAAATCATTTCCTTTTTTAGAAATTGTGGGTGAACCCGGCTCAGGTAAAACAACTATGATTGAGTTCTTATGGAAAACCATGGGGCTTGAAAATACCGAAGGCTTTGACCCTTCCAAATCAACCTTTGCCTCTATCCGTCGTAAATTCGCGCAAGTTTCAAACATGCCAATAGTATTACTCGAAGGTGACCGCGAAGAGGCGAGTAAATATAAAAAATTCGACTTCAACCAATTAAAGGACAGCTATAATGGCCGTGCCTTTGGTGAGCGAGGAATCAAAAACGGCGGCAATGAAACATATGCGCCAGCGTTCAAAGCGGCCATTGTCATTGCGCAAAATGCCGACGTTCAAGCTTCTGACGCCGTAAGAGAGCGTATTGTCCATCTGAAATTCGATAAATCACATCACTCAATTGAGGGCCGAAAGGCCTCTGATGTTTTGGATCAAATTCCTGTTGAATTTGTCTCACACTTTTTGCTCAAAGCTATCAGCCATGAAAAAGAAGTCATGGAGCACATTAAAAAAGTCGCGCGGCGATATGAGAATGACCTTCTTTCACACCCCAAAATAAAGAACATTCGAATTGCTAAAAATCATGCGCAAATTATGGCCATTTCGGATTGCATGTTGAAGGTTACAGGCCTTGGCGACAAGTACACAGAAGAGCTGCACGGATATATTGAAGATCTCGCGATTGAAAGAGATAGGGCCGTAAAAGCTGACCATCCCTTACTTCAAGAATTTTGGGACACATTTGAATATCTTGATAAATTGGGTGATGGTAACCGCCTCAATCATCACAGAGATGAAGGGATTATTGCGGTTAACCTCAATCATTTCGTGCGCGAAGCCGCGATTGAAAAACAACAAATCCCTGCCTTGTCAGAATTAAAGCCGCTTCTGAAGCAAACCAGAACCCACAAATTCATCGGCATTAAGGCCGTCAACTCAAAAATCAACGCCCGTCACAACAACGGACCAACAACAGTGAAATGCTGGATATTTAAAAAGAAGGATGGATTGTAATGACAGAACCATATTTAATCACAGTCGAAGATTTTAAAGCCATTATTAAAAAGCAAGGACAACCGATAGAATTGGTAAAGTTTGAATGTCCTATGTGTGGCAAACATCAATGCGCGCAGGACTTCATTGATGTTGGAGTCGGAAAAAACATTGATGAAGTCGAAAAATACCTAGCCTTTAGCTGCATAGGACGATTCACTGGCCAAGATAGTCCGCCAAGCCGTGAGATGAAAAGACCAGACCATGATGGATGCAATTGGACTTTAGGCGGACTTTTTTCATTCCATGAATTAGGAGTTGAGACGCCTGACGGGAAAATACACCCGCGCTTCAAGCCCATCAACTTGCAGTCGTTCATAAATGAAAAAACAGCGCAGTAATAATGGGGATAGAATCCACCATAAAACCAATTTCAATGTCGGTTAAAGACGCTGTCAAAATGACAGGTCTAGGCGAGCGCACAATTCGGGGACTCATCAGCTCAGGCGATATCCCAAGCGCACTCGTCGCCGGCCGCCGTCTCGTCTTTTATGACGGCCTAGAAAAATTCATAAAGGGAGAAACACCATGAAATTAGGTGAGCTTATCAAAGAATTAGAAACCGTGAAAAGTCAGCATGGTGATTTAAATGTTATATCTTGGGACGGTGATTTGCAAAAAATTGATGCTAGGCCATGCGCGAACGGACTTGTGCCTGATGCAGACGAAACACCGAATGAAATATGTTTGGAATTTAGTTGGTCTGATTGATATAATCACACCACGCCTGCATTAATTCACGGCGTTTTTCCAATCCCTTACTGCGCCGATAGGCGCGGCGCACCGATGAACCCACTTTGTGCGCCAAAGCCAATTCAGAGATTTCATCAGGGAAGTCAGTACAGTCAGACGCCCAATCCTTAAATGTTGACCGAAAGCCATGCGCTGTAAATGGTTCACCCATGGCATTCAGTGTTGATCTAAACGCATTTTCTGAAAAGCCTTTACCTCTATATGGAAACACAAGCCCATTACTCTGGTCAGGCAATAATTCTATCATCTCTTTAGTCAATGGAACTATGTGATCTTCGGCGCTGCGCTTCATGCGCGCCGCGGGAATAGTCCAATATCGTTTATTCAAATCAAATTCGTCCCATGTGGCGTGTCGAACCATATGACCGCGTGAGCCTGTCAATATCGTCAATGCCAGGGCATATTTGGGTTTGTAATGACTGAGAGACAGCCGTTTGTAGAATGCAGGCGCATCAGAATAAGGCATGGCTGAATGATGTATAATTTTCGGCTTGGTGTTAGGTAACAGATATTCCAATCCACCTTTCCACCTCGCAGGATTGTCGCCTGAGCGCCATCCTAAAACCGTGGCAAGGTCTATGGCTTGCTCGATCATGCCCCGCATCATTTTAGCAGAATGGTTTTGCGTATACCATAATGGCAGGATGACCCGCTCAACATCTTTTATGGTCACATGAGAAACATGCAGGTCATGCAAAGGCTTCGCGTGTTCCATTAATCCGCGCCGCCATTTGATAGCCGTCTTATCTGATTTCCAGCTCACCTTTCGCCGGTCAATAATCGCTATCGCTGCATCCTTGAAAGTATGCCCCTCTTGAGCCCGAATAAGGCATGTTCTTGGATCTCGCCCTTCTAATGCTGCAAGGCGACAGTCAGCCGCAATTTCGCGCGCCTTCGCTAAATCAATCGTGTGAACGGGGCCTATGCTGATGTCAGTTGGTTTTTTATTCACATATGAGCGGAACACCCAAGACTTTGCGCCCGTCTTTCGGACGCGCAAATATAGCCCGCCGCCGTCAGCCTGGAAGCCAACCTTAGTTGTTCTCTGAACGCTCAGTGCTGACAGTTTATGTATCTGGCTCATAAATGGCTACGTTTGGGACTACGTTTATCGCTGCATTCACATACAGCGCCTTGCAGCCATATGCAGGATGACCCGCCATAATGTCAATAAAATCAGGGGTTT